TATCATCAAATGTTGTATTATTTTGAGCAGTTACCTGTGCTTCTATGTTTTGAATAGTAACTGTATAGCTATAAGTATTTACAAGTGTAAGTAGTTTAAGCGTAGCAACTGACTTAGCAACAAACGTACCAGCAGCTGCCATAGCAGTGTTAACGGTACGGTTAGTGATAATCGTGGTATCTTGGATACTACGGAAGTGATAGTCATTCTGCTGAGTACCAGTCAGATACCCAGTAGCATTGTTAGTAACTGTACACCACGTACCATCTGCTGCTGTCCACACATAAATGTTGGTACCTTTGATAGCACCAATGTATGAACCTGCTGCACCTCGTTCAATAAAGAACCAAGCAGCATCAGCTAGTTCACTTTCGGTAAACGCATCACCATTAGCCTTTTGAAGGACGCTGGTGAATTGCATACCAGGACGCTTGAGTAATCCATAGGTGGGGTCAGGATAACCATTGACACACTCGGTCAATTGTCCTTCTAATTTTTTGTCATCATTTTGCTTTGATACACCACCTAGAAAGTTTGGTGTGAGTTGAGTTACTGCTGGCATTAGCGTTGCAAGGTATGGAACGGTTGATAGCTCTGATAGTAGTTCCCTCCTTTAGGTGCACCGAAGTACGTGTAATCACCTTGACTCGTTTCATACTCAAGAGCCATAGCACGTGCAAACGCTTCCTTTTGTTGGAGCATTTGGTACTGGTTAGGATCACCGATGATACGGCTAGACACAATGCTAGCAGCCCGTGCAACGATGAACGCTTGGATAGGTTCAGGGATACTTCCCCAATCCATTTCCCAAAGGATGTCTACATAAACAGTTTCATCAGTCCACTTGTAGGAGTGGGCCATGCGGTCATAGAGTTTACCTCCACGGTTAATACTATCCCGATTAAGGTTAACAGTACGGGTAGTGTTCAAGTCCATTTGAAGGACATTGTTAGGGATATTGATCTCGTCGTTATTATCTGGGGTGATAGGATAATCGTATTCTTTATTGAAAGACCAGCCTTCAGCCTGTACTTCACGCGACACTTCTCGAAGGGTGTTGAGTGCAATCGCAACGTCCGGGTTGGTTGGGGTTTCAACTCTACTTGTAACGATAGATTGAGTCATTGCCCGTGATGCAACAGTCTGTGAAATGTTCACAGTGTATTCATACGTCACAGGACTGGTGGGTTGTTCTACACCAGCAGTAGCAATAGAGGTTCCACTAGCCACACCCGTACCACCAATGTAAGTACCAACAGGAATGTTAGCAGTTTCAGTGGTAAGAGTTGTACCAGAGATAGAACCAACAAAGCGACTAACCTCGTTAATTACAAGAGTCTCTTCAGTTGTCAACGTAGTAACAGGAGCCTGACCAACTGACGCCAGGATCTGATTAACAGCTTGTAGCTCAGTGTTGGAGCCAGTAGTAGGGAAAGGCATAATTGATAATAAGACTAATTCTCAATAAGGAATTAAAAAAAAGGAGCCCCCGAAGAGGCTCCCGTATCTGATACTAAAAATTATCAGGAGGTGGTGACGTTAGAAGGATACACATCACCGAAAGCGGTAGGTGCAGTGCTGGTAGCATGAAGCTCAACACAAGCAGCCGGATTCAGGAAGTCAGCACCCATGGCCAAACGACCCAGGATGACGTCGCCCTGGTAGATCACGGAAACGTCTCCGCTGGTGACTTGCACCTGAGGAGAAATAGCTTCCACACAACCAGCAGCTTCGCGCTGGAAGATCAGACCACAGGAGGTACCGAAAGAAGTAGCCTCACCGTAGTTGTTGTTCTGACCAGTGACACCGCCGCCATCTTCGATAGCAGGGTTCACGAACGAACCGGTGTTACCAGGATCAACAGGACCATTAGTCTCACCGTACTTGACGCCATAACGACCCAGGAAGGGGATGTTCATGGACTTGTAGATCTTGATACCAGCGATCTCCACAACGCCCTTACCGCTTTGCAGCGAAGCGCCTTGGACATCACGGTTCACCAGACCATTATCACCAACCTGTTGGATCAGAGCGTAGTACTGACGGGGGTTGAGAATACCCACACGTCCGTCCATGCTGACACCTTTCTCGTCCATTGCAGCGGCAGCGTCGTAGAAAGCGTTAACCAGCTTGGCAGCATCGAAAGCGTCAGAAGTAGCGCCAGTGCCAGTACCGACTTGAACCTGGGTACCACCGGGCTCAACATAGTTAGTCTTGGTGATAGGCGATGCAAGACGAGCACCTTTGGCGATCTGACGGAAGATCAGACGGTCATACTTTTCAGCCAGAGCATAGCCGATCTTACGGGAGATCTCGCTACGCAGGTCATAATGGCTGAGGACTTCATCCAGCTCATACACGAATGCACTAGAGATCAGCAGGTCATCACAGGTGATGGTCTTTTCTGCCACCGGAGGTGCAGCGTTGGTATCACCCAGGATGCTGTTACCAGGAGTGTGGTACTCAGCAGTCGTGCGACCAGTGTAGATGAACTGGAGGCTCTTACCGCCCTTGAGGGTACGGCGCATAACCAGATCACGAGCGATCGTGTTGTTCTGGAAACCCTTAAACATTTCGCCAGAGAAAAGCTTAAGGTAAAGGGCACGGGCGTCACCCGTGGAGTTAAGTTGTCCGCCCCTAGTAAGGGATGCGGGCATATCAGAAGATTGGAATGCCATTGTTTTAAAGAGAGAAGTGTTTAATCGACTCTCTGAACGTTCAGAGTTATTTAGTTTTTATTGTGGTCTATCCCACCGTCTAGACGGCGAAGGGTGTCCTCGTAAGGGCCAACGCCAATAGGTAAGGGAGGGTTTGCACCTCCCAATGCCGCTTTAACGGACTACCACTTTAGTGTAAGAAACGCCGCGATACTTGTAAGTGACTTGAGTAGTCATTGTTAATCTCCAAGTGTTTGACCCCCGTTCCATGATCAAACTTCATGCGTCCCTTGTTAGGGATGAACGGACGGGAGATTAACCTACAGCAGGTGCAGTCAGAGCAACAGGAGTTACGTCTGCAGCAGCGAGGTCTAGCGGAAAGTTGTGAGCATTACGTTCGTGCATGACTTCAAATCCAAGGTTAGCTTGGTTAAGGATGTCAGCCCAAGTACGCACAACACGCCCCTGACTATCCAGTAGGGACTGGTTAAAATTGAAACCATTAAGATTAAAGGCCATCGTAGACACGCCCAAAGCAGCGAACCAAATGCCAACGACAGGCCAAGCAGCCAAAAAGAAATGAAGACTGCGGCTGTTATTAAAGCTTGCATACTGGAAGATCAAACGACCAAAGTAACCATGAGCGGCTACAATGTTGTACGTCTCTTCTTCCTGTCCAAATTTATAGCCATAGTTCTGAGACACATCCTCAGTCGTTTCACGTACAAGACTAGACGTGACAAGGCTACCGTGCATAGCACTAAACAGGCTACCCCCAAATACACCAGCAACTCCCAACATATGGAACGGGTGCATGAGAATGTTGTGTTCAGCTTGGAAGACCAGCATGTAATTAAACGTGCCGGAGATACCGAGAGGCATTGCATCAGAGAAAGAACCTTGACCGAAGGGGTAGACGAGGAACACTGCAGTGGCTGCAGCGACAGGAGCGGAGTAGGCAACGAAGATCCAGGGACGCATCCCTAGTCGATAGCTAAGTTCCCACTCTCGTCCCATGTAAGCATAGATGCCAATGAGGAAGTGGAAAACTGTGAGCTGGAATGGACCCCCGTTGTACAGCCATTCATCAAGTGAAGCAGCTTCCCAAATTGGGTAGAAGTGTAGTCCGATGGCATTGCTGCTCGGAATGACGGCTCCTGATATGATGTTGTTTCCATACAACAAGGAGCCTGAAACAGGTTCGCGGATTCCATCAATGTCAACAGGTGGAGCGGCGACGAACGCCAAGATAAAGCAGATGGTGGCGGCAAGGAGACAAGGAATCATCAGTGTTCCAAACCAGCCTACATAAAGACGGTTGTTAGTAGAAGTAACCCAGTCACAAAACTGGTCCCAGGCATTCTTCTGCTGTAAAGCAATTGTTGCAGTCATTTAAGTTTGTCCAGGAAGGAGTATGAATACCTCTCCCTATTACCTTTGATCCCCCAGCCCAACCAATAGTAGGCTGAGTTCATGTAATAGGGGAGTTGTTGGTAAGGAGTCTGGAACTCAGAAAGCTCAGCACGAAACTTAAGCTCGTTAATCATGTAACGGGTTTGCCCTTCCAGACTACTAGGATCGCACCCGTATCTTTTACAGAATCTGCCCAGACCATGATAACGTCTGGGCGTGGTCCATTGGATTAAACCGTACCCGCCACGAAGGCAGCGATCGTAAGGAACGATAGCACCACCCTCGCAGACATTGGGACGGAAGTTTGATTCCTGTTGAATGTTACCCAAGATGACTGCCAGGGCAACAGGGTCTTTAATTTCCGCTTTAACTTGCAGTTGTTCTAGAACGTATTGTTGCGCGGGGGTACAGGTGGGACATTCAATCATAGTAATCAGAACTTATACTTCACACCAACTTTGGTGCCATAGGAATTAACAGTGTCAGCAGCGAAGCTGATTTCACCATAGATGTCAAGCTTCTCACTTGCAGCAACCGAACCACCAGTCTTACCAGTGAACTTGGTTTCTGCTTCACCGCCGTCGGGCGAGATCACAGAAGGACCAGCTTGGATGTAATAGCCAAGCACACCAGAGGAACCTTCGTAACCGACATGGAAGTCAGTAGAAGTACCGCTGTAGTCAGAACCGGTAAAGCCGGAGTTGGCTTCCACATTAGCGTAAGGACCAGCGAATGCGGGAGCAGCAGCAATCAGGGTTGCGGGGAGGATAGCAAGGAATTTCATTAGGTTAGTGTTAAGCTTTTTTAGCAGTTTTAGCAGCGCGTTTAAAGTTAGCAGCGCTGGGTGCGCCTTCAGACCCAGGCTTTCTCATTTTTTCACCACTGCCTTGTTTGATTCTCAAACGTTTGGCGTGGATGTTTGCATAGAGACCAGATTTGGCCATTACCAGATACCAGGAATGATTTGACCAGTCAGCGCGTAAGCGCCAAGAGCAGCCATGACACCAAGCATAGCAAGGCGACCGTTGAGCTGCTCAGCTCGTTCGTTGTGTGGGACACCGTAAGGATGATCAGACATAATAAGGGGTGGCTCTTTAGCCCAGATGTTAGTGTCGTTCATTAGAATTCTACGTCAGAGTTTGCCAGTTTGTTAAGGACCGAACGGCGGTAAGCCGGGTCGTTATCATAACGGGGATCTGACATTGCTTGAACCAACTCTTGTTGGCTTTGGAAACTGTTGTCCTCAGACTTAGCTGATTTACCAGACAACATTTGTCCTTCGCTACCAGTGGCATCACCGTACTTGGCGGCAAGTGCTTGGACAGCGAAGAAGATAGCGTTAGGATCTCCTTTACCCATCACAGAATCATACATTTGAATTTCGGCTTGGGAGAGGTTTTGACCAGCCCAATTGATCATGGACTGATAAGCTTTCTCTCCACCGACCATCTTGAACAACTCTTGTGCTTGAGCTTCAGTAAGACCTTCAGCTTCAGACTCAGGTTCTTCGTTGGAAGTTTCTTCTACTTCTTCGGGGGCTTCGGCTTGCTCCCCTTCTTCGTCCCTGTCTCTTATACACATCTCCGAGCCCACGAGACTAAGGCGAATCTCGTATGCCGTCTTCTGC